TCGCCCGGGAGGACCCGTCAGATGTGTCAGATGCGTCAGCCACCATCACGTGGCCTTCGCCAGTTCTTCCCGCAGCGCCCGTTCCATCTGCCGCTGGTACTCGCGCAAGGCCACGCTCCGGACCGTCTCGGCCATACCGAAGCGCGGCTGCACCTTGATCTGGGCCTTGGGCCGCAGCAGGTAGAGCGCCAGGATGCGTCGCTCATCACGGCGCTCGAACAGCATCCCCGCCCGGTAGAAGACGGTAGGCTTGTTCTTGACCTGATCGAGCCACTGGCTCTTGGGGATCACGCGGGTCTGTGCCATCTCGCGCAACCGCCCGGCCGGAATGGGTCGCGCATCGGGATGACTGCCGCCCGTCTCCTGCGCCGCCATGAAGCGATCCCGTGACCAGACCTCAGCCATCAGCGTGCGCGGCTTGGCCGGCGTCACACCGATGCCCCGGCTGATCCACGGCCGGCGCAGGTTGAAGCGCTCGGGCAGGCCATCGCGCACCGCATCACGGGCATCGAAGGCCGTGCGGGTCAGTGCGCGGGCGGCGGCGTTCGGGACGTGCTGCTGGGCCAGGTCCGACAGATGCTCGGTCGCCTTGACCACATCGGCGGTGACGTCAAGTTTCAGCATCGGCGGATTTCCGGCGACGTGGGGTGACTGGAGTCTCGGGCTGGGTAGCAGGATCAGCTGGGATGCCTGCCTGACGGTCGAGGATCTGTTCAGCAGTGGCCGCATCGACCTCGACCGTGAGGCCAGGGACGAACGAGCGCACGCTGCCAGCGCCGGTGAGGATCACCGGGCGGGTGATGAGAAGTTTCATGGAGGTGTCTCCAGAGGCGGAGCAGGTGGGCGCGCGACGTTTGCCCGGCCCAGAAAGCACAACGCCCACCGGAACGAATCGGGTGGGCGCAGTTATTAGCAGTACGGGATTAATGTACCTTGTGTCCGGACGGCATTCAATCAGGTTTCGGAAGTCCTGGTGAAAAATTTTTCGCGGTCCAGATGTGACGAAGCCACCCGAAGGTGGTCCGTCGCCCCAAGAGCACCCGGCCTTACCGGACGGTCAGACGGCGTTACCTTGAGGCGCATTCGTCATCGGGGTGAATCATCGCAAGATACTTGGCCTCAAGGCGGTCAAAGACAGCTTTCGCGCATTTACCCTGCTCATCGTCACTGTTCAAACCAAGCGCAACGGCCGCACGCAGTGCCTCAAGGGCTTCTGCCTGGGGTCGGCAAACCTTGTTGATGTCATCCATCGTTTCGCGGTCCACGGCGCCGATCTGGTGCATGGCCTGCATCGTCTCGTGGATAGCGACCATGGCCTCATGACGTGAATCACCGAGCGCTGCGGTCAAGGTTTGTGGATCAACCGATGCATTCAGCAAATCCATCAGAATCTGCTTTGCTACTTCTGGCTCACCGTTTTTGAACAGGGTGATCGCTTCAACGACCAGCGCGCGAACAAACGCCGGATCACGCCGCGCACGGGCCACCACGGTTTCCTTGAAGTCTCGAGTCGATGTCACTGCTTACCCCGCCAGTAATGCCTTGAGGTCCTTAAGCATCAGGAACAGATGGTAAGGGTCAGTCGGACTGGACTCGAACTCCCAGGACTCATACCACTGCCGAGCCGCCTCGTCCTTGGCATGAACCAGCAGGCAGCGAATGCCTGCGATGTCAGCGGCTTGGGCGGTGCGCAGCAGCGCATCCTTCAGCAGCGCCTTGCCCAGTCCCTTTCCCTGGTGATCGCGATCCACCGCCAAACGCGCGAGGATCATGACCGGTACGGGATGTCGGGCCAACCCCTTCATGACCCGAGCGGGAGCCTCCTCGGGATCAACACTTCCGACGGCCAAGCTGTAGAAGCCCACGACCTCGCCGTTGAGGCCGCAGACATAGGTTTGTGCGCTGTTGGCTTTCTGATTGACGAGGGCATAACGCTGCAGAAACTGGTTGAGTGCAGGCTGCCCGCAGTCGAAGCCTTCCGTCGAATCCGCAGGCGCGAGCTTGCGGACCGGTTCATACGCTGCACTCAACCCAGAACCCCTGGCTCACTGAGCAGTTTCTTCAGGCGCGGCTTGGCGTGCACCGGACGATCCAGCGCTTGCTGAAAGGCCTGCCACTGCTCATCGTTGAGCACGAACTGCCGACGATCTGCCAGTGCCTGGTTGGCGGCGGTTATACCGGCGTCCAGCAGGAATTCGCTGACGTTCTTGTGGCATGAACGCGCGGCTTCCTGCAGCAGCTGCTTGACTGAGCTACTGGCGCGGACATCAATCCGTTCGGTTTTGGAGAGGTTCAAGGTGCTCATGGCAACCCCCATATTCTGGAACTGACCTCATCATACCGTCCGGATGATGTCCTGACAAGTCAAGCGTTCGCCTGCGTCACCTGTCGTGGCCGTGATCCCGAACGCTCGTACCCGTAGTACCGAGCGAGCATCCCGAGTGCCGCAAGCAGTATGCCCTTGGCCTCGTTCTTCTCGACACGCTTGCCGTTCCAGCCATCACGCAGTGCCCAATCGCGGATCGACATCTGCAGCCCCGCCACGTACCACAGCGCCGACCCGGCTGGACTGCCACTGCCTCCCACAGCGTCCAGTGCATCCCGAACCGCACGGGCGGCACTGGCGTTGCGCTCGATCAGCATCTCACCGGGTGCCGTGCCACACGGCAAGCCATCGAGTCGGCTGCTGGCCACGCCACTGGCAAAGGCCCGGGCGAAGTCCTGCGAGAACTGCTGCCCGGCGTCGTGCATGGCACCGGTGATGCTGCCGTTTCGGAGCATCAGCGCCAGCGTGTCCACCGTGCGGTAATGGTCGACGGGCTTCTGATCATCGTCCTCCTCGCGCACATAGCGGATCACGCTGCCATCAGGGCGGATCAGTTCGTGGCCGATGGGTGGTTTGCGCTCAGTGCGGGCCTTGGCTCGTTGGGTTTTCTTGGTCATGGCCGGCCCTCCCCAAGTTGGGCCAAGGTGGCCAGCGCGCCGTCGCGGTCACGCTGCACTGTGATCGACTTGGCCGTGGTCGCCACCACCGTCCAGGTCTCGCCATCGCCCCGGTCGATCACCTCGCCCTCGGCCCAAGGTGTGCTCTTGCAAGACGCGGTGGTCCGAGCCCCGTACAGCTTGGTGGCGATGCCAGACAGAAACGCCCGATCCCACTCGTCAAAGATCTCGTCGAGCGGCACCACAACGATGCCTTGCTTGTGCCAGGCCGCTGCACGCATCGCGCGCAGTTCGTCGCTGCTGGCCGGTGACGCTGGCGCCAGGCGCCCAAGGGCGCAGGGGATGGAAACGGACTGGGTTCTCATGCCACACCTCCTTGAGCCATCGCCCAGTCCAGCAGCGCCAGCGCATCGGCGTGGTTGTCGTCGACCGGGTCAAAACCGCGTGCCTTCGCCGCCACGACCATCTCCGCTTTGCCGGCATTGCCCTTGCCGGTGGCGTGCTTCTTGATCGTGCCCACCGGCACACCTTGATACGGGATCTGGTGGTGCTCGCACCAGGCGGTCAGGTGCGCCATGAAGCCGCCATAGATATGCGCGGCATCCACCCCTTTGTGGTTCCTGACCTCCTCGTACACCACCAGATCAATGCCGTCAGCGCACTGCTTGATCTCGGTGAGCCAGCGCTTGAAACGCAGATACCGAAAGCCGCCGCCTTCGAAACGCTGCGGGCGGAAATTCTCGCTACCGCCGTTGATGAGTCCGTCGCGGCCAGACAATGCCCAGCCAAGTTGAGAGCCCAGATCAAGGGCCAAAATCGTTGTCGTCATGTTCGTCAGTCCTGTTTTTGGGGGCGGTCTGACAGATCCGACAGAGTTGCCGATTAACCTCTTACGCGTGCGCGCGTGTAGGCGTAAATCAGTAGCCCTGTCTGATCTGTCAGTCCTGCCCAGATTCATGTTTCGGGTCAGTTGTCGGCGTAGGGGGTGAAGCGGTCTTTCGGGGGTTCCTTCAGGCCCACGCCCCGGAATCCCCGCAGCCCCATCCCGTTGCGCCACTTCTCCAGTCCCCGGGTGAGCAGCAGATCGGCGAAGCGCTTTTGCGAGCCGACAAATTCGCCGGCGGCCTCAGCCCACTGCTTCCAGTCGGTGAAGAGCTCGGCGGTCAGTGCCTTGGCGTTCGGGTGGCGCACGCAGCGCTCCTCGAGCCAGCGGCCCAGCGCGTCTTCCGCCTCGAAGTACTCATCGGTGGCATCGAGCACGGGTTTTGGCGGCTTGAGCCCCTCCCGCTGCCAGGCCAGACACCCCTCGACGCCCCAGCTGAAGATGCCGTTGGCCTCGGCCAGCAACTTGGTCTGCAACTGCTTGTCACGCTTCTCGGGTGGCACGGTGATCGTGAAAGGGATCAGGTGAAGACGCCGGCGCATCGCCTCGTCGATGTTGCGGATGGCCGGCTTGTGGTTGCCGGCGATCACCAACTTGAACTGCGGCACGTAGGTGAAGAAGTCCTGCCTCATGAAGCGCGCGGACACCCGGTCGCCACCGGTGATTTCCTTGATCTTCGACTCGTTCCAGCGACGCCCCTGTTCGGTCTCGGTGGCACCGACGAAGCGCGAGCCGCGCAGTCCGGCCAGATCGGTCGGATGCCGGTCACCGCGCGTTTCCATGAAGGTGTCCATGGGCGCGTTGGCGGCGTAGTCACCGAGCAACGTGAACAGCGTGTTCACGAACACCGACTTGCCGTTGGCGCCGGTGCCGTAGAGGAAGAACAAGGCGTGCTCACTGGTCGCGCCGGTAAGGCAGTAGCCAAACATCCGCTGCAGGTACGACTGCAGCTCGGCATCGCCACCGGTGACCTGATCCAGAAACCGCATCCAGGTCGGGCAACTGCTGCCCGCCACCAGGGTGGCCGAAGCGATCTTGGTCATCCGGTCAGCCCGGTCGTGCGGTCGCATCCGCCCGGTGCGCAGATCCACCACCCCGCCCGGCGAGTTGATCAGCCAGATGTCGGCATCCCACTCATCGGTGGTCGCCGCGTGCCGGCGGTCGGTGCGGGCCAGACGTTCAACCCCGCCCACGGTGCTGCTGGCGGCGAGCTTAGCCGCGACCTTGCTGCTGTCCGCACGCACCGCTGCGTGGCGACAGACGTGTCGGATCAGATCCGTGGCCGCCAAGGTTTCTTCGGCCCGCCAGCGCTGGCCATCCCACATCAGCCACTTGCCCCAGGCCGCGATGTAGCGCCAGTCGCGCTGGTAGCGGCGGGTGAAACTCACCGCCAGGGCATCCTCCGTGCCCCACACCGTGGCATCGCTGTCGTGGGCATCGGCGTGCTCGGCAGACCCGAAATCACCAGAGGGGGCTGGGTCATCCTCGAAGGGCTGCACCGTGATGCGCGGCCCGGTGGCAATGAAGCCCGCCACATCGAAGCCCTCCGCCAAGGCGTCAGCGACATCCCAGCCCTCCGGTTTGGCATCGGGCGGCAACAGGATGGCACAGGAGGTGGCGCCCGCCATGAGCACAGCCTGTGAAGCCGCCTCGGCATAGCCAAACCCCGGCTTGTCCCGATCCGGCCAGATGAGCACAGCCTTGCCCGCCAGCGGCGACCAGTCGGTTTTGTCGACCGGGGCATTGGCGCCGTGCATCGCGGTGGTCGCGCTGATGCCCACCTCGATCAAGGCCTGCGCGCACTTCTCACCCTCGACCAGGATCACCTGTTCGGCGGTGGCAATCCCTGGCTGGTTGTAGAGTGGGCGCGGCTCAGGTGGCGCCATCTTGCGGCGCTTGGCGTCCCACGGGCGGAACTCCTTGCGGCCCGGCGCCGGGTCATAGCGGTAGACGCAGGCGATCAGATTGCCATCGGCATCCAGGTAGTCCCACTTGGCGGTGGCCGGACCCAGCTCGTCGACTGGGGCCTCCGGCTTCTTGCGTTTGGGCGGATGGCTGGTGGCCCGCCCGACCAGTTGCCCGGCGATCTCCAGCACCCGGGCGAAGTCGGCCTGGGTGTCGAGACCGTGATGGGCCGCGATCAGATCGAAGATGTCACCGCCTTCACCTGTGGCGTGGTCGTGCCACAGGCCAGCCGTCTCGCCCTTGAGCGACACCTCCAGGCTGTCGCCCGGGCTGCCCAGCACATCACCGACCAGGTACTTCTGGCCCCGCTTCTTGCCAGCCGGCAGCAGCGTCATCAGCACCGATTCCAGTCGGGCCAGCAGATCAGCCCGGATGGCATCGCGTTGTTGGTTGAGATCACCGCCCGTGGGGTTGGCCACCGGCGATACCGAATTGAAATCAAGCATGGATCAGTCCTCCCTGTGGCTGATGGGTGTGGGCTTGGCAGGTGATGGAATGCACGGGGGCGCTGCTGGCGCTGACCACTGGCTCGGGTGGAACCGAAGACACCGGCACCTTGATCGGCACCTTCTGCCAGTGCGCCTTCTCGTCGGCGAGGTAGCCGGCCTTGCGTGCCACGAAGCGCACAAAATCCGGATGCAGTCCCACCAGGTCGCACCAGAGTGTCAGGTCATCACCCAGAAGGAAGCGCCGCGCCTCCCGCCGCATCCGGCGGTTGGAGAGACTCAAGCTGTCGTGAATGGCGCGGGCGAGCACGGCCACCACCAGTCGGGACTCTGGCGTTACCAGGAAGGTGTGACGATTGAGCACCTTCTCGATGGCCTGAAGCCCGACCAGGGGTTTGGGTGGCATCCAGCGCTCGACCCACACCGTCTGGGTGGCCTTGGCCGGTTTGCGCTGCTTGAAAGCTGTGCTCATCACACACCTCCCCAGCAGCGCTGCAAGTAGCTACAGAACTTGCACTCAAAGTGGCTGGCCTCGACGAAGGCGCGTGGCAAGAGCTCGCCGGCCTCGGTCGCCTGAATGACCCGCACGGCCCGGTCGGACATCTTCTGCGCCAGCGCCGCATCGAAGGGCACCAGCTCAAACCACAGCTCCTGGGTGTCCTTGTTGATGGCGGTGAAGAGCGCCGGGTTGCGGCTGATGCCTTCGACTGTGCCTTCCATGTAGGCCTGGTAGGTCGCCATCTGCGCGGCATAGACCGGTTTGGTGACCGCCACACCGGACTTGGCACAGGCCTTCCAGTGCTTATCCATCATGGTCTTGCACTCGAAAAGCATCGGGAACGACAGGCCCAGCTCTGATGGTGCCGCCGTGATGATCCCGTCGACGTGGCCCTTGATCCGGCCGTCCGCCACCGAGAACCCGAACTGACCACCGTTGGCTCGTCTGTTGTGCAGCTCGAAGCCGGCCATGCGCAGCCAGCGCACGGCCAGGTCCTCCAGCACATGACCAACCTCGAACACCCGCAGGATGCGGCCGGAGAAACCTCGGCCGGGATCGACCAGTGCACCGGCGTACTCGTACTGCAGTGCCCGTTCGCAGGCCACACCCAGTCGGGAGGCGCCGAGGTAGTCGCGTGGGGTCTGCCCGGCACGCTCAGCATCCAGGGCGGCATCGATGAAGCCCGTCACCCGCTCGTGGAAGGCGGGGCGATGATTGAAGTCCAGCATCACTTCGCCCTCCCACGCTGAGTGCCCTTGGCGGACACCGGCACCCCGGTCTCCCAGGGCAGGTCGTCCTCCAGATCCGCGAAGGGATGCTCTGGATCGAAGGCCGGTGCCAGGGTCGGCTCCAACTTGGCCACCGGCTGTGGTGCCTGCGTCTCATAGGACTCAATACCCCGTACCGGCGGATACTTCGCCTGCTGGTGATGAGCTGCCATGGCCTCCGTCCAGCCGGTGACGATGGCCTCGATCACCTGCAAGGCCTCAGCCTCGCTGTAGTGACCCAGCGGTTTGTCAAAGCCGATCTCGCCAGCCGCAACGCCAAAGAACTTCAGGCACTGGCGCATCGCCGCGCGCTCGAATTCGGTCTTATCCACCATGAGCACGTCCTCCTGCCTGGGGTCGGTTCTGAGCCACTGGCCGTAGAGCGCGTGAAACACGTCCTGGCATTGGCGGCTGCAGAAGACCCAATCCATCGGATACCGGCGGGGTTCGCCGACCTTGAAGCGGTTGTCGCTGTGACCGAGGCCACGGGCCTGCCGCTTGCAGACCCAACATTGCCCGGCCATTCATTGCCCTCCCTCCAACGCACCGATGAAGAGGGTCATCTGCAGCGGCTGGCTGCCAAACGCCGTGGCGCAGCGCGTGTCGAAGTCCCGGTAGGTCATCGACGAGCGCGCGATCATGGTCACCGCGTGGATTTGCTTCTCCAGGAGAGCGAGGCCGCCCTCGCTGAGCCACTGGTGCTCCTTGTCCGAAAGGCGTTTGCGGCTGCGAATCTCCTCGATGATTTCGCGGGGCATGATCACGTCGTACACCCAGCGCAGGGTGATCTGGCCGATCACCGCCGGCGGGTTTTGCTGATGG